TTTGAACGGACTGGAAGGCATGGAGACCTGGCCGAAGCGGCCGGAGACGAAAGATGCCTGGATCGAATTCCCCAGCGGCTTGCGGTGGGATGGTCCAAACCAGCGCTGGCAGAATCTCCGCTGCGCCGTGGTGGCCTTCACGAAAAAGAAGATCGGGGCCGGGATCGCACACAACTTCGATGTCTTTGAGAAGAACGGGCAGACAATGTTCGTGCCGCTGATCGAGTGCAACCGGTTCGAGACCATTGACCGGGTGGTGCGTGAATTTCTGACACCATCCGAGAATGTTTCCGAGGTCATCCACCAGCCCGGCGGCAAACCCTACATCCGCACCCAGCCAGCCATGCGCCTGCCGAGACGCGGCAAAGGTGCGCCCGTGGTCCTGGAAGCGCTGGAGGAGCATTTGCTGGTGGGATCTGAGCGGGAGACCGGGACGGATGGCACGACGGGTGATTACGTGGACAAGTGCGAGAACCACTTTCTTTTGGCGGATGGATATTCCGCCCTGGCGGAATCCCAGTGCTACCGGGTGGTGGCTGGCAGCGCCGGGCAGTTTCACGCCTTTGACAACCGCCGCCGCCGGGTGATCAAGGCCCGGAAAGACAGGAGCATCCCCGGATGAACACGTTCACCCCCGCCAGAATCGTTTTTAAGGCGCTCAAGTGCCTCCGGGCACGAACGGTCGTTAATCGGATCATCTCCGCTGCAATAGGCTGCAATGCGCGGGATGAGGCCAAATTTTTCCTCTGGGTGAATTTTTCCCTGGTCGGCGAGGGGTGTTTGGCCCAACCCGCTGTTTTCCAACCCTTTTCCATGCTGGAGGTGACCCATGGCTAAGACTGTTTCACCGCAAAAGGGTAAGGCGGGCAAGGCCCCCACTCTGCGGGGTAATTCTCCGGCGCAGATCGTGCGGTCGGCCAACCGCTGGCGGGACCAGTATAATCCGCTCCGTGGTCTGCTCATCTCGCGGGTGGTCACCATGTTGGAGGCAGGTGAGCGGGGCGAGTATGCCGAGCTGCAGTGGCTCTATCGTTTCATCGAGAAACGGTTTCCGGTGCTCCGGTCGCTGATCGTCCGGTGGAACGGGGCCATCGGCAAACTGGACTGGGATATCAAGATCATGTCCGAGCTGCCGGAGGGTGCCACCGAAGCGATGGCGGAGAAGCAGCAGCAGTTCCTCCGCAGCCGCTATGAGTTGATCAGCAACCTGAGTGAGGCAGTCCGCTTCCTGGTGAAAGCAGAGTTTCGCGGCTTCTCCATCTTGCAGAAGCACCGGCATGAGGGTGGCAAGCATGATGGGGCGGTGTGCGAGCTGCACTGGTTGCCGCAATGGAACTTTGTCCGCGATGGCCAGTTCGGTGCCTGGTATTGGAATGAGCAGGCCCAGCAGACGAGCTTTCAAGCGCTCGGCGAAGAGAACCGCATCGATCCCGCGGACTTCCTGATCCGCGAGGTGGAGATGCCGGTGAACGAGATCGCGGTGATCGCGTTCGTGAACTGCACGATGGCGAAGAAAGACTGGGTGGCTTTCGTGGAGATGTTCGGCCTGCCTGGTTGCGTGATCGAGATGCCGCAAAACATCCCGCCCGGCAAAGAGGATGAGTATCGGGATGCGGCGGAGGATGTGGCGGAGAGCGCAAGCGGGGCCATCCCGGCCGGAGCCAAGGCGCATTTCCCGGCGGCGCAGATCCGGGGCAACTCACCCTTTAAAGAGTTCCTGGATGCGGAGAAGGAAGACGTGGTGCTGGCGGGCACGGGCGGCAAGCTCACCATGCTCAGCGCCCCGACCGGCATCGGCAGCGGTGCCAGTGACGCGCACCAGGATGTCTTTGATGACCTGGCGGAGGGCATGGCCCAGGAGATCAGCGAGATCTTCCAGAAACAGTTTGATGCCACCGAGCTGGCCGCAGAATTCCCGGATCAGCCGGTATGCGTTTATTTCGAGCTGGCCGCGCCGGATCAGGAAGACATCACGGCGGTGCGTGAGAACGTGGTCGCGCTGGAAGCTGCGGGTTACGAGACCGATGCCAAGGAAGTGAGTGAGAAGATCGGTCTGCAGGTGGTCCGCAAAGCCGCCGCCGCGCCACTGCCATGGCCTGGCAGCCCGATGAATACGCCGCCGATCCCGCCCGCCAAGCCGCCGATCCGCAACCGGAACACGCCCGGTGAACTGGCCCCGGAGCAGCAGCTCGCCTTGGCCCGCACGGCGGACATGCAGCCCATCATCACGCGAGTGCAGCGGATCTTGCTGATCAATGATCCAGAGCTGCGCCGTGAGAAGCTCGCCGCCTTCCGTGCCGAGCTGCCCCAGCTCCTCATGGATATCAATGCCGATCCTGCCCAGGCGAAAGTTCTCCAGGCCCGGATCACCCTCGCCCTGCAGGCGGGGCTAACCACCACCCAGCACGAAAGCCCGGCATGAACGCCACCATCCTCAACCGTGATTTCAAGCACCCGGCCGATGGCTGGTACATGATCGAGCCCAAAGGGGAGCACCCCAACCGGCGCGGCGGGGTGGTGCTGGTGATTGATGATGACGCGATCCAGAGCATCGCCACCACGTTCAACCGGGAGGCGGATGAGTATCCGGCGAAGCACAACGGCATGGAGTTCCCCGGCATGCTGGTGGACATCGAGCATTTCTCTGATGACGCCAGCAAAGAGACCAGAGCCTATGCCTGGCTGATGAGGCAGCAACCAAGGCTGGATGGTGTTTACGGACAATTGAGTTGGACTGGCACTGGCAAACCCGCTGTTGATCGCGGAGACTTCCGCTTCTTTTCCTCGGAATATTTACCCGGCGATTGTGTGGATCTTGGAGGTAAACGGGTCAGACCAACCCGCATGGATGGCTTAACGCTCACAAACAAGCCGAACAACAAAGGCGGGCGTCCCATCATTAATCGCGAAGATTTGCGCCAACCGGCTCCTGCCGGCCCGGCGGTCAAAGCAGAAACCAAAAACAAAAACACCATGAAGAAGATCGCAAGCAGGCTTCGACTGTCCGACGAGGCGAGCGAGGATTCCATCCTCGTAGAATTGGACAAATACACCAGCCGGGCGGAAATCACCCCTGACGCACTCAAGCTGCTGCAGGAGGAAAACGCCGCGCTGAAAAAGACGACCGGCGAACTCGCCGCCGCCCAGGTGGAAGCGGATCTGGAGAAGTACAAGAACCGCATCAAACCCGGCTCCGAAGCGAAGTGGAAGAGCCGCCTGCTCGCCGATCGCACGGGCACCATCGAGATCCTCGAAGACATGCACGAGGGCGAGCCTGGGGAGGAAGTCCTGGCGAAGGAGGAGAAGCAGCAAAAGGTGCTGAGCCGCCAAGATGCCTCCCGCCCGGCTCCGGCGAGTGCCGCCAAAGGAGCGGCCACCGAGGAGGAGCGCGCCAAGAAGATCAAGAGCCGCGCCGGGGAACTGAAGGCGGCAGCGCCCAACCGCAGTTTTGATGATTGCTGGAAACAGGCATCCGGCGAAATCAAGTAAACCACCCGAAGCCTGATCGTTAGCGAAACCGTAAAACAAAACAGAAACAAACTGATATGAGCGCATTGAAACTTCGGGCGGATGCCATTCTGCCCTTCACCCCCGCCACCGATCTCTCGGAGAAGCGGGGCCACAGCGTCACACTGGCCGGTGACACTGCCACCATCAGCGCCAGCGCCTCGGTGAAAGCCGCGGGCATCATCCTGGAGGGGGCTGACACGGATGGCCACGTTATGGTGGGCATCCTGGGTGCCCTCAGCGGCACGGTGCCCGCCAAACTGGCCGGGGCGGTCACCAAGGGTGACAACCTGGTGCAACACACGGACGGGCGCTGGGTCACCGATCCGGCGGCCGGTGCGCGGGTCCTCTCTTTGGTCGCTTTGGAAAGCGGCGTTGAGGATGACCTGATCGAGGCGGCTCCGCAGACGCCCCAGGTGCTGGCGTAAACCGGCTGGATCACTTCACTGAAATCAATCCTTAACGAATCAAAAATTATGAGCCGAGCAGCTTCTGCAACCATCAATTACACCCTGACCGCTTTTGCGCAGGGCCACATGAACGACCTTCGCGCCGCCCGCCAGATCGTGGACGCCTTGTGCCCCACAGTCCAGGTCACGGGCGCATCAGGCCAGTTCAAAAAGTTCTCCGATGAGAACTCCTTCCAGGTCTATGTGACGGATCGCGGCCTGGGCGGCACCGCCCGCCGCATCGAGTTCAGCGCCACGGATGGCAGCTTCAACTGCAAACCGCAGGCGCTGGAGGTCACCGTGGACAATCACGAGCGTGATCTGGCCGCCGCTTCCGGACTTGCCCCTGAACTGCTGGACCAAGGGAAGATCAAGGGCTTGCTGGGGGGTGTCGCGCTGAGCCACGTCAACAAGATCGTCACCTTCGTGGACGCCAACACCACGCCGGTGGCCGGACGCGGTGAGTGGAGCAATCCCGACATCGACCCGATCGACCAACTCGATGAGCAGCTCGAACTGCTGGTGACCGCGTGCGGGTCCGCTTCGTTCATCACCCTCACGATGGGGGCGGGCACCTGGCGTGCGCTGCGCAACCATCCCAAGGTGAAAGCCCGTGCGGCGGGCGTGAAGGTGGGCGGCATCACGGTGGATGACCTGCGCGGTCTGCTCATGTTCCCGGTGAATGTGGTGGTGGGTGTCTTGAGCAAGAAGACCACCAAGCCGGGTGGAGCGAACAGCAAAGCCCAGGTGCTGGCGGATGTCGCCTACCTGAGCTACTCGGTGCCGAACCCGACGATCTATGATCCGTCGCCGTTCAAGTGCTTCACCACGGGTGAGAACAACATCGAGGCCGTGCGCACCTACCGGGATGAATCCGCCCGCTCGGATGTCCATGCGGTGGACTGGAGCGAAGATCCGCAGGCGGTCTCTTCCATCGCCATCCGCAAGCTCGCCATCACCTGATGAATCCATGGAGCGGTTCCGCTGATGCGGGACCGCTCCCTTTCTCCCTGTTCCAAACTGAATCAAAACCCAAACGAATATCTGATATGAATCTGAAATCGAAATTCTCCAAGTTCCTCTTCACGGCGCTGGCGCTGGTCGCCTTTACCATCGCGCTGGCGGTGCCACCTGAAGCTTCGGCCCAGGTGACCAATACGGCCTACGGCGCATTTGACAATGTGCCCACCATCATCGAGGCCAGCTCCACCAGCAACGTGGTCTCCACGGCCATCAATGTGCGTAACGGGAAAGGGCTGAGCATCTGGCCCTACTTTGCCGGCACGAACGCCAGCACGGCCAATGTCATCCTGAAGCTCTCGGTGACATATGATGGGACCAACTACTCCACGGGGACGATCAGCCTGACGAACGCGATGAATGGCACCACGGCGGTGCGCGGGCATCACAGCCTCACGGCAGACCAGTTGCAGGGGGTGAAGAAGCTGCGATTACAAACCGCCCAAAACGTCCACGACGCCTCGGTCTTCATCACCAATGTGACCTGGTCGATCAGTAATTAGCGCCCCGGTGCGCGTGCCCCTGATGGCGGCTTTCCCTCTTTCCCGCCGTCAGGGGCAGATCAAGCACTCAACACTCAACTACTGACGCTCAACTAACACCATGGCCTGGGTAGAAATCACTGAAGCGGATGTCCGGCGCAAGCTGGCGGGAAAGGAACTGGAAGCGCTCCAGACAAAGGCGCTCGCCAGCGGCCAGACCGATCCTTTGCCGGAGATCATCGCCGATGTCGTTGGCGAGATCCGGGGTTACGTGGCGGCTTGTGCCAGCAACCAACTCGGCGAAGGCGAGACCATCCCGGCCAAATTGGTGAGTGCCGCGCTGGCGATGATCCGTTTCCGCCTGGCTACGCGCCTGCCGGTTTCCTCCCTGCTCACTGATGACCGTCGCACGGAAAACAAGCT